ATTACAGGATTAACAGAAAATTATTCTGTTGGATTTTTTACAAGACATACTCAGACATTTTATGAACCATATTTGGAAACAACATATGATGATTTAATATTGGACGATAGAAATAATTTTTACGAGAATAAACAAAACAAACTTTATTTGTATTCTTATATACAAGGAACACCAACAAATTTCGATAATAATCCAACTGTTAGTTTAAAGGACTCAAATGGTAATTTAATGCCGAGTTATACGGGACTTACAACTGTTTTAAGAACTCAAGGTGTGTACGAAGTTACAATACCACCAATTACAGGATACTCAACACCATGTCAATTTAGTGACGTTTGGAGTAATATTGAAATTAATGGTGTGTCGTTGTCCAATATTGAAAATGATTTAATTTTAAAACCCGCAAGTGATTATTATAAAATAGGTACAACATCTAAGGACCCTGAAAAATATGGTTTTAGTTTTAGTGGTATTAAACAAGACGAGAAAGTTTTTAACACAGACACTAGAAAAGTTGTATTAACGGTTAAACAAGCATATTCATCAAATGTAGTTTTACCTGAATTTAAATGTTATTATAGGGTTTATGTTACTGAAGGACCAACCGAAGTAATAGTTCAAGATTGGACAAGAATAAATCAAACACCAAATGAATATTATTTCATCTTTGATACCAAAGATAAGGTACCTAACGAATATTTTGTAGATATTAAAGTGCTAACTTCAGGAGAAGTAGATACTTATAAAAGACAACTTAAATTTCAAATAGTTAATACGAAATGAAAAAAATAAATGAAGACATTAAAGACATTTTAGCCAATATTGCAGGTGATAAAGTAAGAGCGGCAATTGGTTCCATTCCAGGTTTAAACATACCCGCAGGGGTAACATCGGTTGTTCTGAATTTTTCAGAACTAAATGATGATATGGAAAAATATTACGAATTAAAAAAAGAATTCGAATCAGGTAATAGTGACTCTAAAAATTTATTTGATGAATTTGATAAAGTTGAAGATGAATTAAAAGTTGATTTTATTGATATGTTACAATCTGCAGGTGAAATGGGTATACCAGGTTTTAAATTATTTAATGTCTTTGGTTTTCCACTTTTAACATCACTTTCATTAGAAAGTTTACTTGACGAAATTACTAAAATTTTACCATTAGATGAAGACGCAAAAGACTCTATGGTTCCTTATTTGGTTGCGATTAAAGATATTGGAAAAATGAAAAGGGAGTTAAAACCATATGAAAAAAATCCTAATTCTGTTTTAGATGAACTTTTACCACAAATTAACGAAGGACGAAAAAAAACAGGTACAAAACTTTGTGCAAGAGGAAAGGCCGCTGCCAAAGCTAAATTTGATGTCTACCCTTCAGCATATAGTTCGGGTTACGGTGTTCAAGTATGTAAAGGAAAAATTAAAGGTTTAGATGGTAAAAAACGATGTTCACCACCATATTGTTAAAAAATAATTAAGGGAAATAATTTTTCCCTTTTTTTGTTTTTTTAATGTTTATCCGTATATTTATTATTATGGATAAACAGAAAAAATGTACTATTTGTAATAATTTAAAAAATATTGATGATTTTTATAAATCTCAAAGAGGTTCAAAATGTAAAGAATGTATCTTAAATGTAACTAAAGAATATAAACGACAAAAAAGAAAAAACTCAGATTTTAGAAAAAAAGAATCTTTAAAACAAAAAGAAAGAAGAATTAGGTTATGGCAAAACGCATTAATAAATGATTCAAAATATAGAGGTATTGAAAACACTTTAACTGTAGATGATATAAATGAATTATTTAAAAAACAAAATGGTTTGTGTTTTTGGTTTAAAGTACCTTTAATTCCATCAGATAAAAGTAAAAATCCCCAACAACCGTCATTAGATAGATTAGATAGAAATAAAGGATATACAAAAGATAATGTTGTATTAACTTGTTATTCCGCCAATATCGGTAGAAACGATAACGATATTGAAATTTGGAAAAACTTTTTAAAAATTTTATTAACTGATTCTTAAATCATCCATTTTTTTAAACTTATCTTCACTATAATCAGTGAACATTCTAACCATAGTCATTAACTGACCATATTTGTCAACCCTATCAAATAAATTTAAAACTTTATTGTCATTCATTGGGTCGTTTAAATCATTGTAAAAAACGATTCCTTGTGGTGATGGATACCTACCGCCTAAATAATTTTCACCTGGTTTGTTAATAAACATACCAAATTTAGTGGATTCTAATTTATCCTGTAATTCTTTATTTTTAATAACAATATAACCTAAAGAACCCATTCGATTATGTTTTTTAAACATATCATCATTATCTCTTGATGTTGTACACCATTTTGTTCCTGCACCATATTTACAAGAAGCCTCAAAAGTTAACGGTATTACCAATAAAAAATCATCATTTTCAAATAGTTTAATATATTCATGAGGTTCAACTTTAAATTTTTCTATTATTACCTCTTTATTTATTAGACTTTCTTTTTTTGGTTTATATGATGTATATACAGGTTTTTGACCTTTACCTGTTTGTGTATCTTTTTTTTCTGCTCTTCTTTTTTGAGAACAGGCTGCTTTTTTTTGTGAATCAGACATTTTACCCGCAACACCAGCAGCTCTACATTTTGGATATGCGCCTTTAGACGTATCAGGTCTTCCGCATGGTGGGTGTTTACCATCAACTTTTCTACAAATATTAACCCAAGGACCTTTTGGTTGTTTACTACCCTTAGGTTTTTTCTTAGTTCCAAACCAAACTGCCAAATCTTCAGTTAATAAATTTATTAATGTTTCAACATCCTCAGAAACATTGTTTGATGTTCCACCTACAGACGAAATACTAACTCTACCAGCTCCTAATCCATCATCATCTTGATTCTGTTGTCTCTTTTTTAATTCATTAGATATTTTAATGGCGTTGTGTTCTTTTGTTTTAATATTTTTACTGTCCATAATACCATCATAACTATCATATTGTAATTCAGCACTTACGTATTTTGATAAAGGCTCAATATATGGGTCTAAAGACGTTTTATCCCAAAGTTTTAAACCAGGACTAATTGGTGGTTTATACGCTCCCGAGCCACCTGTTATTGTAGCCTCATTTATGTTATTCCAAACAATGAAATCATTTGATTTTATATCTTTAAATATAACTTTATCTTTTGACATTTTAATTTTATCTTTATATAAATATTTCGAATTATGGTTAATTATAATATTTTTAATCTTTTTACTCTAAAAAATGATGAAGAGTTTCAAACATTGATAGATTCTTTAAATAAAGAACAGTCAATATATTTTTTAGTGAATTCTGTGAAACACGCGCATAGACAAGGAATATATACATTGGAAGAATCCGAAATTATTTCAAAATGTATACGAAAAATTTATTCACCAGAAATAATACAAAATGATGTAAACGAAAAAAGGGACGAATAATCGTCCCTTTTTTATTATTTAGATATGTTAGATTATCTCAATTCTCTCAAATCAAATGTTCTAACACCATCAACAGTCACTTTACCGTAGAAACGGTTGTTAACCATCTTCTTAGCGTATCTTGTCATGATACCTTTGATTGGTGTGAAGTTGAATGGGTTATACATTGTTGGAGTTAACTGTAGAGGAACATATGGTGCGTATACATAACCAGTGTCTAACAATGAGTTACCTTTGTGTCCAATCAACAATGTGTTTGCTGGGAAGTAAGGGTCTCTGTAAACCTGATATCTACCTGCCAATGTACCAACTCTTTCAATACCCATGTTGTATTGGTCTTGCTCAGGAGCTGCGTTTGATACGTGGAAGTATTCCAAATCATCAAAAATTGCACTGATTTCAGAAGATACAACAATCCAGTTAGCTCCACCTCTTAAAGTAGATTTGTGGATTTGTGCTGACAATTGGTTGATTGCTGTAATCAAAGTCTGATTCCAATCTTTTTGTGTGTACTGAGTTAATGGATTTGCAGATGTACCTCTCTTCCAACCGTTGTAATCCCAACGTAAAGTCCATGCCGCACCTTTTCTCAAATCTCTCAAGATTTCTCTATCGATTTCTGCTGCAACTTGCTCAGACAATAAAGCTGTCAATTCAGCTTCAGCGTCGATGTTGTGGAATGCCGCAACGTCTTGAGCTAATTCAGGTGACCATTGAGCTCTTAATTTTCTTTCAGTAACTGAAACTGTTACAGATTCAAGGTCAAACGAAACTTCACCAATTTCATCTTCAAATTCCAAGTTTTTGTAAACTCTGTAACTACATTTGAATGCTTGGTTATAAGCGGTTGTTACAGTACATGTTACTCCTGAGTAACCGTCTAATGAATTTGCTCCGATAGCACAAGGAACTTGTGTATCAACCTCTAAATAGATTATACCAGTTGCGTCACACAAATTATCATATGAACCACCGTTACCTTTGTATGAACCTGAATAGAAAGTAGTTGCTTGTTGTGAACCATACTGAACAATACCTTTACCATATTTCTGAGTAACTACTCTAAATAATTGGTTACCTGATAATCCTGAGAAACCGTTTGCAGTTGCATCTGTTACTGGTGTAACTGTTAAATCAGATAAGAAAGATTCGTTATCCATTTCTTGTCCATCAGGACCGATAAGTTTACCAGCACCTGCAGTTGAGAAACCTGATAAAGCGATAATTACTTTTCTGTATTCTGCCGAACCAGCGTAACCACTTTGAATTAATGCTCCACTTGACCAAACTTGTGTTGATGCAGTGTGTGTTACAGCACTAAAAGTACCTTTAGAGTAGTCAAATAATCCTGGAGGGTCTAAAGTTGCTTCATTACCTTCGTAGAATCTGTCATACAAATTTTTATCTGATGCAGAATATCCTGCTTCTGTTGATGTAGGACCTGCTGGTGAACCGAAAGGTGCGTAATGTGTTCCACCTAAAGTCGGGTCTTGACTAGGTGAACCGTTGTAACCTTGAATTTTAGGTACAAAGTAGAACAATTTACCGATAGGTAAGTTCATAGCTTGTACAGAAACGATGTCGTTAGCCAATAATTTAGAGAAAACTCTTCTTACGATTGGAAATACAACAGTTTCAAATGAACCGTCTGATGCTGTGCTTGCAGCTTCGTTGATTAAGTGAGACGCTTGGTTTTCGTAAAGTTGAGCGATGTTTTCTTTAACATGACCTCTCAAACCTTCTAAGAAACCTAATCTGTCCCATTTGTTGATTGTATCTTCTTTGATAACTTTAAGGTGCTTAAGACCGATGTTACCAACAAGACCTGATTCTAATAATGCTCCCATTTTCTTATTTTTTTAAATTTTGTTTAGTTTATTTGTTTAATTTTGACATCAAATCTTTCATTCTTAAGAATTGTGGATTTTCGTATGTCTTGTTCTCAACCAAGTTTGTTGAACCTTTAGTTGGTGTTCTATCGATAGATTCTACGATAGATTCTTTAACAACTGTATTTTCTTTACCACCTAATTCATTTTTTATTTGTGAATAAAGATTTTTTGATTCCTTGATTGTTTCGACGTTATCAAAACGTCTCATGATGTTTATTTTTTCTTGTTTAGTTGTAGAATGTTCTGTAAACA